CCGCATTCGTCTTATATGTATTTGCATTACTTTCTGATGTCGCCGCTGATTTGGCACTGCTTGCCGCCGCACTGGCGCTAGAAGCCGCATTCGTCTTATATGTATTTGCATTGCTTTCTGATGTCGCCGCTGATTTAGCACTGCTTGCCGCCGCATTGGCATAGGATGTCATTTGAGGTATATAAGTATTGTCAATTGCTTTCTTAAATGACACAACATACTGGTATTCCTCATCTACAACATTTTTGTCATTTTCTATCTGTTTTAAAATCTCGTTAAAAGCTGTTATGTATTTCTGCTTTATCTCATCTGTTGCATTCTCAATCTGGTCAACGAAATCCTCATATGTACCCATTCTTTTTACTACACCTGGTGCAAAACACATCCATATTTTCTGCTTTTTTCTATCGCTGTTAATACTTACTGCCCATTCTCCGGGCTTCATTTTTTCCGGATCAAAATCCGCTTCCATTCCTTTTCTTACATATATTCCCATATCATTATCCTCTTGCTGTTCCTGAACTCCATACTGCTATGCCACTTGTGTTATACAAAACTAAATTGCCATCTGTCTGCAATCTCAACTCATATCCCTCTGAATTTCCGAGTATTGCCGTACCATTCTGGCTTCCTATATAAGATTTACTGTTCTCTCCAATAGTCATTACATTTGTAATTCCACCAGTATCAGAACTTTCATAGTCTTTATTAAGCTTAAACTCACCAGCTTCTACGCTGTCAGACTTTACTTTATCTATATGTAAATCCTGTATTCCCATTATTGTTTTTCTTTCCTGACCCCACATATCAGTTCCACACACTGAAATCATCTCTTTAGTGCTGTAAGGATTTATTGTTATTGTAACTGTGCTCGTCCTAGCAATAGCACAGGTGTCTTTATTAAACTCTGTTAGTCCATTAAGTACCCTTTTTACATATACAAAATCATACAGATCTATCTGACCATTACCGTTAAAATCATATAAATTTTTATCTAATGTATTTACTGCATCAGCTCTTATTACATATGACAATGTATCCAGAACTTTTTTATTAGGTGGTATATATGCCTCTGTGGTTCTTTTTAACATTCCATTTTCTATGCTCCAGCCGCCAATAAAACCTTTTTGGGCATCTACTCCATTTGCTCCCCAGGAACCTATAAGCTCTCCCTTAGCATTTAATATATTTATTGCTCCGTGTGTATTATCCTGTCCACCTAGCTTTAATATTCCTCCCTCTATATATGTCGCAGATACTTTATTAGCCGCAATTATATCCATAATTACTTTTGCTGTAACAGTAAATCCGTATGGATAAGTCTTTCCTCCATCCATACTTATTCCTATTGCTTCTGCTGTCCATTTTGTTATAAATGTACTCTCTGCAAGGGTCTTTTTATCGTGTGTATAATATATATATCCGCCTCCTTCTGCTTCCTGCGCTGTATAATACAATCCTGTATTTTTGCTAAGCTTCTCTGTAAGCTCTGCCAATGCCTTTTCTCTTACATTCTTCTCCTGCTCAACTTTCTTATCTGCACTCGACTCTGCCATTTTTAATATTTTTGTAACTGTAGAATTTCCAGATATTTCCGTTTCCTCCTTTGTCTTACAGTCGCAGCTAATATCTGTATAGTCTCCAATTGTATAAGTAAGCCTTGTTAAATAGCAGTCATAAGCATTACCTTTATAGTCTTCCACACATAACGGATCCATAGACTCAAGTCTGAAATCCGACCTTACTTTTCCGCTTAGCTTTCTGAACCTCATATCTTCGTATTTAGTTTTTAATACACTTAAAATTGTATTTACATTATCTTCATTTATTAGTGGATTATTGGAAATTTCTAATATGTATCCTTCTGTACCCGCAATATAGCTAACATCATTTAATGTTGTGGCCACACCTGTAATTATTGTATCTTCTGTATCCGCCTCTAAATCTGATATATCATATTTAAACTCTATATCTTTTCTGTCTCCAAAAGCTCCACCATCAAAAGTATCTCCGGAGTTATAATCAGTAAAATTACCACCGTCTGCTGTATCCCCAGAGTTATAATTTGTTAAATTACCGCCATCAAGATTATCTCCTCTTCTGAACACCTTTTTATAATCATTTATCGTTATAATGCCTTCGGTATTAGCCTTAAGCACACTGCCGGCACATTGCATTATATATCCAGCCAACTGCCTGTATGTAGATATGCTGTTATCCAGTTCCGTAAGCATTAAATCATAATTAGTAAATTTAGTACTTGCCAATGTAAGTCCACAGCTTTCCACTGCTGTTTTTAATGCCTGTGCATATGTACAAGGCAAAGTAAATTTACTTGCATCTATGCTTTTATCAAGCTCTCTCACATTGTCATAGCAGGTTAAATTAAGCAATCCATTATCATATTTACAAGAATAAACCTTATACTGCCCTTTTTTGTACTCTCTTCCATTATTTATTATGTATGGAATAACTGTTGCACCGGTGCAATTATTAGTATTGTAGTTCTGGTCATAATTCATAAGCTGTAATGTAAGAACTTTACAACTTACAAAGCCAATACTAAAATTGTCACTTTCACTTGCTGTATCTTCGATTTTAATACCGTCACTCATAACTCTTTTTTCATCTGCATATATAACCTGTCCATTAACAAGATGTATTTCAACTCTTGCACTGTCTCTTCCATTTCTTTCTACATTTAACATACTTATACCTCTATTCTGCTGAACTCTAAACTCCAATAGACTTTACCATCTGTATCGGCCTCAACAAACTCCGCTTTTCTGTCTCCAACATACACTTCTGTCTTTGTCATCTCATATGGATTTCTTACATCCATATACTGCATAACTGCATATTCTATACCATCAACTGCATTTGCTATTTCCGCCGCCTTTTCCCACTCAAGTCTGCTCCACTTGAGTGGGATAGTATCTTTAACTGCTATAACATCTTTGTGTGCCCTTCCATCCAGTGTCCTTCCTGTCTGTGTACTGCTCAAATCTGCAATAGTCTGTGAATATGAATCAGGCAGGGGTAACTCTACCCCTGCCAATATTAAAATAGGTCTGAACTTCGCCATAAATATCTCCTTATATTCCTAAAATAGGATCTTTGCCAGTCTTATCTCGCTCTTTTTTGTATTCCTCTACAAATGCCTGGAAGAACTTAGCCATCTCTCCCTTTAGAGATACAACTACCTCTGTTCTCTGTCTATCTGTCAGCCCTGCAAGTTCATCCCGCATAATCTGTCTTATAAGTCCTTCTGGAGCTTCTATGTTATTTCCACTCCTCTGGTCTCCTAATACAGCCACAAATGGACTATTAGCTGGTATAACAGCACCCTTTGCCAAAAATGGTATCTGTGGGGCTTGTATATTAGGCAGAAAGCCAAACGGGTGGCCTCCTAAAATATCCACCTTTTTAAGTGCTACAAATGCACTGCTAAGTGTCTGGAATGGTTTTAAAACCACATTATTAATTCCAGATATTAATCTATTAATTATATTTTTAAAGGTTGTTCCTATATTAGAGGCTACTCCTGCAAAACTTGTAGCGGAAAATATATTCAATACGTGCTGCCAGGCATTGCTGAATATATTTCTAAGTGTTGAACCCAGATTCCTGAATGGTGCTATTATCGTGTCTACCAGCTTTGTAAAGCCCTGTCTTACAGAACCCAGCATACCTGACACACCATTCATCAGTCCTTTTATAAGGAACTGTCCTATATCTGCAAATACTGTAGACGGACTATGTATGCCAAAGAAATTACACACAGCATCTATTATTGGCTTAACTAAATTGTTATAAAGCCAAAGTCCTATATTTTTAATAAGGTTTACAATTCCGCCTTTAAGACCCTCTATAAGCATTTCTCCAATATTAAGTCCTACATCAAATATCAATGTAAGAAGTGCAAGAAATGCCGTTACAATCACTTCAATTAAAGTTCTTATTACTCCGCCCCAGTCAATGCCCTTTATGACATCAAAAACAGCATTTGCGACACCAAGCCAGTCTGTATCCCTTAAGAACTCCGTAAGCATATCTACAATCCCTATAACAAGCGAGGAAACATCAACACCCAATTCTCTCCAATTAGTTGTATTAAAAAAGTTAGATATGCTTGATGCCAATGATGAACCTAGCAATGTCCAATCAAATGTGGACAGGAAACCATATATCCAGTCAAATGCACCATTAAGAATATCTGCTAAAGACCTTCCTAACAAATCCCACTGGATTGTTGATATAGCAGATGTAAGTCCACTTCCTATCTTCTCTCCAAAACTTAGAAAATTAAAATTAGTTAAAAATGTATCTGTAAATATAAGTGCTGTATTAAGACCTCCTGCCACAGTCTGTCCTATTACATTCCAGTCAATTCCATCTGCCAGCCCATTAAAAAATGTTGCAAAGCTTATAGACACTCTGGAAGCATTGCTATACACTTCATCCCAGTTAATTCCCTGCAACATATTAGTTATTTTCTGCCCTATCAGAACACCAACATCAGTAAAATCCTGATTTTCCCAAGCCTGTTTTAACATATTGGCAAAATCAGAAGCTCCTGTAGACTCTGTTACATCATATTTTATTGCTGTTCCACTGTCAGATGATGAGCTGTTATCTGACAATATATTAAACTCATCAATATTGGCTACGGCTTTCTGTGTTTCCTTTAACACTTTCTTTGCCGCCGCTGCCTGTTTATTCATTGCTTTAGCTGCTTGTGTGCTTGCGCTTATCGTCTTTCCAAAAAGCGTATTAGTAAATACTGCAAGCTGATTGGTAAGTGTCTTAAGCCCCTGCATAAGCATATTAATATATGGCATAGCCGCTTCGTATATTGGCTGAAAAGCTACTGCAAGATTACCTTTAACAACTGCCAGAGAGGAACTAAATTCAGCATTAGCTTTAAGCATTGTTCCAAACTGTTCTCTTAAGGCATCTAAGCCTTTTCTTATAACATTAAATACAAGTGCTGTCTTTGCAATGCCCGCTAATTTCTTTAAGCTTCCACTTATCTTTTGTGTTCTGCTATCGGCTTTGCTCATTGCTCCGCCCATTCCAATTGCTTTTCCTGCAACTTTTCCTATCTGTGAGCCAAGCATTTTACAAACACTGCCCAGTTTCTTTTTTCTTGCTATGGATTTCTCCTGCGCAGCTGCAACCTCTTCCTGCGCCCGCTTTTCTTCCTCTGCTGCCTGCTTCTCCGCTAATGCCTTTTCCTTTGCGGACTGTTTTACTGCTTCTGCCGCTTCCCTTGCCGCCTTTTTCTCAGCGGCCGCTTTCTCTTTCACCACCTGTTTCAAATTATCAATTGCAATTTTTTCAGCTTCCTGCTGCATATAATAATTTCTTAAATCATCTTTTGCAGCATTTATTGAATTCCTTAATTCCTCAACACTTTCTTTATCCTGCTTATAACTCTCGGATTGTCCATCTATATCAAATTGGGAATATCCCGCCATTCTTTCCTGAAGCTTTTCAAGCTCTTTTTCATATTCTTTAATGGAATCCAGTATGGCTTTAGGACCTGTAACATCATCTAACTTGTTAATCATCTGGTTTACTTTTAGCATTGCCTGTGCTGATTTTATTGCTTCTGCTGTAAGGTCCTGCATAGAGCTTTGTATACTGTCCATATTTATGCCAGATACATTATCCTCTATATCTTTTCCCATATTTTCGATTGTCCGGGCTATATCATTAGCCATACTTTTAAGTTCTTTTGTATCGTTATCCAGGCCGTCAAGATTAATTCCAGTATCAAAGCTTATCTTCCTCTCATCATCACTCATTTAAGCCCTCCATACAAAAAATAGAGGGCTGTCATACAGTCCTCTATCCAAACATATTTTTTATAAATTCGTCCTCTTCAAGTTCTTCCTTATCTTTTATTACTGGCAGATCTATCATATCTTTGTTAGCTCTATAGAAGGCTTTTTCATATTTTTCCAGCTTTTCGTGCTTTGCCAGCTTCTGCCTTATATATACAACCTCGCTAAACACACACTCTCCAATTTCCATATATAAGCCGATAAACGTCCACCAATGTATATATTGGGCTGTTCTTACTTCTCTGCCAGCCACTCGGTTAATTGCCGGAATTACAATAGACTCATCGTGTTCCCAGTCCATCAAGCGCAATTCCTGTGCAGTCTTTTCGGTGTATTGTTCACCACAGTCAATAAACCATACAGCCTTCCTGTATGCCTCTTCTATATCTTTTTCTGGGATACCTTCAAAGTTTATATATAATATCTTTAATGCAACATAGCACTTTTCTTTTTCCTCAAGCTCCGGATCATTGTAAGCCTGTATTATTTTTAATATATCCCTGTAATCAGACCGTATCCTATATCTTTTTTTATTAACTTCAAGCTCTGTTGGCAGACCCTTCATAGTTTATACCCCACGGAATTTCTTGTAATTTTTACTTTTCCTATACTGCTTATTTTTATTTCTGCGGTACTCTCTGTTACCTTCGTACTCAGCAGTATACTTACTTACACGAAGATTTACATTGTCAACAGTTTCTCCACACTCATCACCAATTAATCTTCCAAGCTTTTCAATTATTTCTTCACACAGAAGCTTTCGCCCTGTGCCTACTCTGCACAAAGGACTCTGTCCAGCAAATAAAACATCATACGCATCTGCATTAAACAGATAATTTATCTGTTTCTTAAGTGCCTCATTAAATGCTGTAAGCTGTGCTCCTACTATCTCTGCATTATCCTCTGCTGTTCCATCTGGCTTAATCTTTGCATCAGGAAGCTCCTTTGCTATATTATTAAGATTATTTACAACCTCTTTATACCTTGTAAGGATATTCACATCACCGGGGTTAAACCTTAATATTCTGTTAGGGTCGCCATTTATCTTATAACTTTTAAGTCCTTCATCAAATGATAAATTTTCCATATTAGACATACTTTATATCTCCTTATACTGTTGCAAATGTTGGTGTCTTATCGTTCATTGTGACTGTGCCCTGTTTTCTGTTGCCATTAAGGCTTATTGTATATGGAATTGCCACACCACCTGTCTTTCCACCATAGCTTGTAGGCTTAACCACAACATCTTCCGTCCACGCATCAAATGGTCCTGTTTTCTTATCGACAACAATTTCAAGAATTTTTGTTTTACAGTCATCTCCTGTAAGCCTGTTCATAGCAATATCCTTAAGCTTTGGATATATACTGTCCTCTGTATTGGCATAGTATGTATCTACTTCTATGCTTGGCTCATATCCATTGTCCTGTACAGATGTTTCATCTAAAATATTTTTCTTGGTTTCTGTATCCGGATTTAATTCCACACTCATATCCTCCACGTCTTTTCCTATCAGATACCATACTGGATCTGCTCCTCCAAATGAAGCATCAATATAATGTAAAAGATGGCTTCTCTTTAACTTACCTACACCTTCCTGTCCAAATCTTTGCAGGTTCATTCCGTCTTTATTCATTTGCTTTCCTCCTAATTATCAATTCTATACTGTGCTGTTATCTGCAACTGATATCTTACAGGTCCTGTAAGTTCATCTGTAAGATAAGCTAAAAGCATTGCGTTGGAACAGCTTATCTGTTCAAGCTTGCCCTTTTTAACATTGTTATCATCTCCTATCGTCACCTCATATGCACCCTGTTCAACATTCTCAAGATACCAGGATAAATTGCTTAGGAAATTACTGTTATTTAATCTGTCATAGTCAGATGCCGCCTGACAGGTAGCGTACATAATCATATCACTCTGCCTAATTTGATTACCCAGTACATCCTCAGATATTTTTCTGTCACCAGCAATATACAACCCTGCCTCGCCCTCAGTATCATCTGAGAAATCATAGTGGATATTATTAGTAAAATCTTCTATGTGCGGGTATTCATTAATTATCTGCTTTGTAATTTCTAATATTGTCATAATTTATTGGCTACCTCCTGTGCTCCTTTAAGTATCTGTGCTCTCTTTGCCTTTTTCATTCTCTCAAAATAAAAAGCACCTCGTGTTGGTGCTTCCTGGTACTTTAAATCAGTCTGTGTTACTATCTTTTTCCCATCTTTTGGTGCATATGTGCTTCCAGTTGGCTCATATATCATAACTTTTCCATAATATGTAAATCGTGCATATGGAACATTGACATTAACATATCCTGAACCAATAACTGTATTTGTAATCATACTCTGTATCATTGTTCCTGAAGCCCTCGGCATCATTGGTGACATCTGCTTCATAACTTCGTTGTCAATGAACTTCTGTACAGGTCCACCCCTTTGAAGCCCTTTTCTTTTCCTTGCAAAGTCTTTCAGGGATATATTCATATTTCCGTGTATTGTAAAGTGCATATAATCACCTTCCTGCCAATTCTATGTGCTGCATATTCTTACTGCCGTATAATTTCTCTGTAACCTGATATACTTCATACACCCTTGCACTGCGTTTTAGTTCTTTCAGGCTGTCTGATATTCCCTTATCTGACTGATTGTCGAATTCAACCTCACACAGTCCCTTAACAACTAAATCTTTAGCTTTGAATGCAATTCCTTTAGCCTGTTCTGCTGGAATGTATATCTTTAAGCTGTCATTTCTGGTGCTTCCGTCCTTGCTTACACTATCCTGTGTATCACTCATTACAAATACAGCTTCTATATAATGCCGCAGAAAGCCTTCATCTGTATGCGAATAATAAGTAACACTTGCATTAGTGTACATCTTCGCTCACCTTTTCCCTTTCTGCCTTAAGCTCCTCAACTGCATATCCTTTTTCTTTTAAAACCTTAACTGCATAATCATTATTAGTTATTCCTATGCCATTCTTAAAATCAATTCCATATAATCTTTCAGTTATGCCAAGTGGGGCTGTAACTTTATATTTCATACATACACCTCCCAGCAGGAATACGGCTTAACAATCCTGTATGTGAAAGATAATTCTTTATACAGTCTTTAATCTCATTATCACAATTATCTTTCTGCACTGCTTTACTTTCGTATGACACAGAGTAATCTCCCACCTTTTCAGATGTTATGCCCTTAACTGCTTTATCATATTCCTGTAATTTCTCTGCTATATCACATACACACTTTTTTACTTCTTCTGGTATATCCGTAAATGTCTTTAACCTTCCAAATGTATAATAGTCTATCTTTCCTGCTGCCTTTGCTTCATAATAATTAAAATCAGCGGCACTAATAAGCGCCGCTTTTCCAAGTAAATATTTGTTATTATAATATTCATAATCTGCGTAACTCATTAGTGCCTCCATATTATTCAGATACAAGAATAGAGAATGGACATCTCTTACTCTTATCACCTTTTAATCTGTTGATTGGATTAGGAAGCTCCCAGCCAAGTCGCATAACTGCACGAAGTGCAACCATATCATTCTGCATAAGATTATATACAATCTCCTTAGTGGATGGGTCCTGAATTACACCTTCTGTAAATATCTTATATGTTATATCCTGTCTTACAGAATATACAAGCTGGTTAAAATCTCCACTTATCATTAATGCCTTGCTTGCATCCCATGCACCATTAAGAGGGAAATACATAGGATTACCATCTAATGCGTAATTAGTTGCCCCCTGCATATCTGATTTAAAAAGCGGAACTCCATTATTATCTCTTAAGCCCCTAAGCTTCGCTCTCATTGCCACATCCGCAATTGCTCCTGTTGGAAGATAACCACTTCCCTCAATATTGGCTATAACACCACCTTCTGCCATAATATCCGTATACAGATCATCTGTTAATGTTGTCTTTGCTCCTGCTGTCTTAGCTGTTGTTACAATATCATCTCGCCAGGTTGTTGGTTTATCAACTCCAAAAAGAACCGCTCCATCAATCTTATTTCCAAAAGCTTCTGCAATTCTTGGCTTAATCTCTGCCCATAAGTCATAATCAGCATCATCTAATACCGCTTCCGGGATAGGAACGATTACCGCAATCTCTTCTGCATATATATACTTATTAGCCCAGGCCTGCTTTGTAGTCTGCTTTGTTCCTGGTTCTCCATTAACAAAATACGCTACTGGAAGCATATCTAATACCGGCATACTTGTCTTATTGCTGGTCATATTAGGAAGTCGCTTTCCAAGCTGAAGAACTGTACTGCTTTCTGTCGCCGACTGTATAATCTCCTTGCTTATCTGCTCCGGAATTAATGCCGCCGCATCATTTCTGGTTACAATGTTTGTTGCAAATCTCTGTAAATTCATCTTATTTCTATTCATCATATTCTCCTTATCTTGCCCTGAATGCCTCTTTCAGTGCATCACTAATCTGTTCGCTTTTGGTTCTTGTCTCTCCACTTCCACTCTGTACACCAGTAGATACTCTGTATCCTGCTGTGTTCTTATATCGTGGATTGTCCTTTAAGAATTTATCTGCTGCCGCACCAAAATCCACTTTATCTGTTACCATCTGATTAACCTTATAAGTTACATAATCAATATCATCTTCCCTGACATTTTTCTGTCTTAAAAGCTTCTCATTCTCATAAGCCTTTACCTTTGACACAGCCTCATCTCTTTCTTTAGTTACTGCTGCTATATCAGGCTTCTGTGCTTCCTTTTTGTTCTTGTAATCTTTAAAAGCCTCCTGTGCTTCCTCTTCAGTCATTCCCTGCTGTCTGAAATAACTTTGTAATGCCGCCTTTGTTGCACGCTCTGCTCTTGCCGTTGCTATTTCCTCTGCCTGTTCAAAACTATATCCTGTTTCGTGTCTTTCTGTTCCGGTTGTACCAGTTCCCTCTTCGCCACCGTCAGCAAAAAGCTGTAAATTAAATCTTCTCATCAATAACCTCCTATTATCCCGTGTTTACCCTCACACGTTTTGGTACGAAAAAAGGCAAGGTTCTTAAACCCTGCCTCTGTTTCTTACATTTATTTCATTTTAAATAATATCACCTTTTCAGCGAACAAAACGAACAATATTTATAAATCCCGCATAATTTTCATTTACTGCCTCAATTCCCAGTTCAAATGACTTTAATAATACTCTTATTACTTCATTAACATCTGAACACATAAGCTTCATATAGCCGTCTTTTTCTTCACATACTGGTTCATACCCTGCCAGCTCTGTAATACTTATTCTGCACGTCTGGCTCAGTGCCGATACTGCCGCACATATTATATCACTGCCCTTCTGTGCATACCCAGCGTGTCCTTCTATTTCAAATCCATTATCATACATAGTTATATTTATCATCTATACCCTCCCAAGACCATCTACTGTCACTCTTTCTCTTTGCTCTTTCATTCCCATAGCTTCTGTGAACTCCCTATATTCTGCACTTGTCTTTCTATATTTGGCTCTTGCTTCCTTTACCTGTTCATTTTCCGCTCCTGCCTTTTTAAGAAGATGTACATCAAGCCTCTCCTTACGCATAAGTGTTTCTAATTGTCTCATTCTTTGTGTTGCCTCGTAGGTTGTATATTCTTTTCCATTAAATTCTTTCTTTTCATTCTCTTTGGCATTCATCTTATCAAGCTGTTCATCTGTATACAGCCTTACTGACACTCCTGGTATAAACGGCCAGAAATTGTGATAACAGTTAATACCGCACAATCCCAGTGGGTCTACACCATAGCCTGTTGTTTTTACAAAATCTGGATATTCTTCTGCTGCCATATGTACTCCTTTCTGTTGCACCGGTGCAACTTGGATATAAAAATACCACCAATCTCTCGACTGGTAGTTTTAAATATGTCCTTGTTTTTTCAATTCCTCTATTTCCTTTTCTGTCAATGGAAAAGCTTTGATTTTTTTCTTCTGCCATAATATGTTCTCGCTCTTCTAAAGCTGCCTCATATTCCTTTTTATCCATAATAAATCACCTCTAACTCTATTATGTTATCTTTTATTTATGCTCTGCAATATTCGCTCTGTCCCTGTTCCCAAGCCCATTTCTTTACTTTCTCGAATGCTTCAACAGCTTCCTGTGGTGCATTTTCCAAATGGCATCCTACAATATACGGCTCATAAATATCAACCAATTCCTGTATTTCATCTGGATATTCTACTGGCATAATTTCCCTCCATTTCTTTTTATTAACGTCATATATTCTGCTTCAACTGCATCATAGCGATTTTGGAAATACAACATCTACATATCGTGAATAATTTACTAATCAATATGCTCTATTTCCTTAATGGATTGATTTTGTTTAAGTACTCCTGCTTCTTTGAGTATCTTTTCAAAATCTTTATCATATCTCTCTTTCTCTTCTTTTGTACTTTTAACAATTTCTCCTGTCATTTCAAACAATGGTATTCCCCTTTTTAACTCTTCACTCATTATATTCCACCTCAAATAGTTTCTCCCTTACTGTATGTATATTATATAGCTTTTATTTTTTTGTAAAGAATAATTTTATTTCTTATCAATTTAAGTGTTGATATTTTCTTAATTTGGGATATAATATAATTAAGATATCTTAATAGAGAAATCTCACAAACTCCACTGGGGGTGCGTTAGATTTCTCTATTTTTTTGTAAATACTTTACAATCTTATCTCCTTTAA